TCATGATCACATCAATACATTTTGGTCTAATTATGAAAATGATGGTGGAGACCTACGTCATTTTGATTGGGCAGACATTTCATACACAGACTTTAAAAAATCAGCACAGAAAGAAGTAAACTATCTAGTCAAAGAATTTGAATGCCGCAAGTCTGCTGCTGCATATTCTCGTGCTTCTGTATCTAAGACTGGTGTTCTTGATACTGCTAAGTTACACACTTACAAGTATAATGAAGATCTTTTCAGGAAAGTAACTGTTCTTCCTGATGGCAAGAATCATGGTCTTCTATTTGTTCTTGACTGGTCTGGTTCTATGGGAACCGTGATGCTTGATACTATGAAGCAACTGTTTAATCTAATTTGGTTCTGCCGTAAGGTATCAATTCCGTTTGATGTTTATGCATTTACTAATGATTTTAGATGTGGAAATTATGATAGTATGGGAAAACTAATTTACCCAGAACCTCATTATGAAAAGGAGGATGGATTACTTCAAGTTTCTGATGTATTCTCGATGATGAATATTCTTACTAGTAACGTAAGTAATCGTATTCTTGATAAGCAAATGCATACTATGTTCCGAATTGCATTTGCACAAACTAAATATGTTGGTTATCCAGTTCCTATTCGTGTGGGTCTATCTGGTACTCCTTTAAATGAAGCACTCATTTCTCTTCATAATATTATTCCCACCTTTAAGAAACAATACTCTCTTGAAAAAGTTCAGTGCATTGTTCTTACTGATGGTGAGGCAGGACCATTAAATCGTCATGTTGCTGTTGAGTATCCAAATCAAGAAAAACGAATTGGAACTGCACGTCTCAATGCCAATTGCTATATTCGTGATCGTAAGATTGGTACAACTTACAAAGTCACTAATTATCACGAATCAGCATACGTTTCATTTACTAATTTAATGTTAACTAATCTTAAGGATAGTTTTCCAAATACGAATTTTGTAGGTATTCGTGTCCTTTCAAAAGGTGATTCTGGATCTTTCATTCGTCTTCATGGAAGTTCTTGGGAAGAAATTGAATCTATGAAAATTAAATGGAAGAAAGAACGTTGCGTCATGATTAAAAATTCTGGTTATGATACTTATATTGGACTTGCTAGTTCTGATTTATCCAGCCAAACAGACTTTGAAGTAGATGATGGTGCAACAAAGGCAAAGATCAAATCTGCTTTTGTCAAGTCTTTGAAAACTAAGAAGTCCAATAAAAAAGTTTTGAATGAGTTTGTTTCATTGATTGCATGACTAAGAGATCTTGTCCTTATTGTGGTAAATTTGACACACTCTGTGCTGATGTCACTAGTCTTTCTAGGGCATGGGCACGGAGTGCTTGCATGTTAAAACATAAAGGAATACCACTTTCTAAACTGTCCTCTGATGACGAAACTGACCAGAGTTCTATACTATAATAACTTCAGTTCAAACGAAACGCATGTCCATGTCTCCAGAATACGTTGTCACTTCACTTCAGGCACTTTACGGTAACAATGTCACTTCTTCTGATATTCGTGCATGGTGTGCAATGAGTGGTGTAAATTATCAGACTGCCACCAGTAAACTATCTGACCGTAAGGTTGGTCGTGGTAAGTGGAATTTGGAAGTTGTAAAGGAAACTATTCGGGAACTAGAAGTGACCTACAATTCTCCTGCTGCACTTCCTGCTGTAGAGCAAAATCTTATTCCTACAAAAGATGATACCTTCGTCCAGTTTGGTAACTTTAGTGATATTAAAAAAATTATTAAGTCCAATCTATTTTACCCTACGTTCATTACGGGTCTTTCAGGTAATGGTAAGACGTTCTCTGTGGAGCAAGCATGTGCTCAATTGGGACGAGAACTCATTCGAGTAAACATTACTATCGAGACTGATGAGGATGATCTTATTGGTGGTTTTCGACTTATTGATGGAAACACCGTCTGGCACAATGGCCCAGTCATTGAAGCACTTGAACGAGGTGCTGTACTTCTCCTTGACGAAATCGACCTGGCATCTAATAAAATTTTGTGTCTTCAATCCATTCTAGAAGGTAAGGGTGTCTTCCTTAAGAAGATTGGAAAGGTTATTAAACCTGCTGAAGGATTTCAAGTAGTTGCTACTGCTAACACTAAAGGTAAGGGTTCTGATGACGGTCGTTTTATCGGCACAAATGTCCTCAACGAAGCCTTCCTAGAACGATTCCCTGTAACCTTTGAGCAGGCATATCCTTCTCCTACAAGTGAAGCAAAGATTCTTTCTAAGGTTGCCCATACTCTTAATGTTGATGATGATAACTTCTTGTCTCGTTTAGTCGATTGGGCTGACATTATCCGCAAGACCTTCTATGATGGTGGTATTGATGAGGTGATCAGCACCCGTCGTTTAGTGCATATCATTCGTGCTTATAGTATCTTTGATAATAAAGAAAAGGCAATTGATGTATGTACTGCACGATTTGATGATGAGACCAAGCAGTCATTTATTGAACTTTATGATAAGATTGATGCCGACTTTGAAATGACATCTGATGATGAACTTGACTCTGAACCCAATTTCTGATATAATAACAGAGGTTTATTATGACTAATTCTTGGAGTTTGCTTTACGACAAAATGTATGGATCTAGTGAAGAACAAATGGACTACTTTAACCATGATGGTCGTCCGTTAGCAGACGACCGACCAATTCTCGAAGAAGATTATCTCGACTTTGGGAATACTCTCAATATCAATGCGCCGATTTCATCTATGAGTGACGATACAATTTCATTTAATACGGAGGATAATATGCCTCCTTGGGGACACAGTGATATGGAAGCACTTGGTTCAATTGACTTAAATCTTGAGTCTACTGCTAGAAATGGTTTCTGGAAGTATGAAGAAGACCTGACTATGAAGGAGGTTCGTGAATACCTCTCAGGAACATACAGAGCACACTATACTTCTAAGGATTCTAAGACCCAAACTCTGGATCTGATTGAAAGTATTGGTGATGCAGAACCATTCTGCCGTTCTAATGCAATCAAATATCTTTCTCGTTTTGGTAAGAAGGGTGGAAAGTCTAAACAAGACATTCTAAAAGCAATTCATTATTGCGTCCTTCTCTACCATTTCTCTGGTCTACACAAGCAACCCAAAGGTGATTATGAAACTTTCTGATTCAACTGTTAATATTCTCAAAAACTTTTCTAATATTAACCAGTCTCTTCTCTTCAAAGAAGGAAAGAAACTCCGTACTATCAGTGTGATGAAGAATATTCTTGCTGAGGTTGAAGTAAATGAAGACTTTCCCAAAGACTTTGGCATTTATGATCTTAACCAGTTTCTTAATGGTCTGAGTCTGCACCAGAGTCCTGAACTTGACATTGAGAATGATTCTTACATGGTTATCCGTGAAGGTAAGATGCGTTCTAAGTATTTCTTTGCTGATCCCAATGTAATTATCAGTCCTCCTGAGAAAGATATTATTCTGACTTCTGAAGAAATCTCTTTTGATCTCAATACTCAGCAACTGGACAAACTTCTTAAGGCATCTGCTGTATATCAACTTCCAGATCTATCTGTTGTTGGTGAGAATGGTGTTGTCAAGTTAGTTGTATCTGATCGTAAGAATGATACTTCTAATGATTTCTCAATCATTGTTGGTGAGACTGAGAATATTTTTAGTTTCAACTTCAAGGTAGAAAACATCAAGATTCTTCCTGGTAGTTATCAAGTTTCTATCTCTAAGAAACTTCTTTCTAAGTTTGTCAACTCTGATAAAAACCTGACCTATTGGATTGCCCTAGAACCAGATTCGTCTTATGAGGACTAAATTTGTTGAAGTCATTGATGATTTTCTTGATAAGTCTTATTTTGATTTCATCGTAAATGATGTCATGAATGATGATACTTTTCATTGGTATTATAGTGATGATTCTACTTATTCAAGTAGTAAAAAATTCAGTATAAATGGAGAAGTAAAAGATACTCAAGGTTTTTCTAATCTCCTCGTGACAGACGATAAAGCAAGATCTAGAGCAGGAGATTTAATATATCCTTTTGCTCTAAAAGTAAAATCTTATCTTGGTGCGAAAGAAGTTATGAGAGTTAGAGCAGATCTGTGTACACAAAACGTAGATGGTGCTATTCATGGACCTCATGTTGATTTTCCTGGAAAATTTCACTACTCATCAATTCTTTATTTAAATGAAACCGATGGCAATACTCTCATTTTTAATGAGAGGGATCCTGGATCTCAAGTCAATGGAGATAATATCGATAGTTTTACTATAAAGGAGGCTATCACTCCAAAACCAAATCGTTTAGTTGTCTTTGATGGTCGATATATTCATAGTGGGTGTTCACCAAGAGATCATAAATGCAGAAAACTTCTGAACTCAAACTACAGATAACTCCTGATGTTACTTTAAGAATAATCGGAAGTATTGGAGTTATTGTTGCATATTTTACTATAACTCATGTTGATGTTATGGTGGGTGTGTATATCAATTTAATTGCTGACCTTATTTCGGTTCCTTACTTTATTAGAACAAAGTCTTGGGACGTGGTTATAATGATAGCATTCCTCCTGACAATCTCGATGTCAAAAATACTATGAACATTTTCGTTACTGATCCCGATCCTTGGAAGTCTGCACAAGTTCTCCCCGACAAACACATCGTCAAGATGCCTCTAGAGACCTGTCAGATGCTTGCCATTGTTTGTTCGGATAAATGGGGTCATGGATTCGGCACTCTTCCCAAGGCAGACGGTACACCCTATGCCACTGAGAAGGGTGCTTTTCGTAATCACCCTTGTACTATTTGGGCAAATGAGTTTGTAACTAACTGGCAGTGGTTGCTTTCTCATGGACTTGCTATGTGTGACGAGTACACTGCTCGTTATGGTAAGGTCCATACCTGTCAGAAGACACTCCTAGCAGCAAAGGAAATACTCCCTACTGCAGATCCTCAAGGTCGTAGTGGGAAGGATACAACACCCTTTGTGTTTGCAGGACCTGATGAGTTCAAGTATGATACGGGCGTTGATATCTATGACAAATACAAGATGTATATCGCATCCAAACCGTGGGTAAAAGATAATTATCTTCGTATACCAGATCGTAAACCTGAGTGGGTGTAATGAAAACTACTTTGAAAGTTAGTGATGATGGAATTTTAACCTTCACAGAAGAAATACTCCAGGAAACTGGATGGAAAGAAGGAGATATGTTAGAATGGATTGACAATGGAGATGGAAGTTTTACTTTGACCAAATTTATTGATGACGACTTGTAATGTTTATTGAAGAAAAAGAGTATCAAAAGATAATGAAATCCATGCCAATTTTTTGTGTGGATTTTGTGTTTAGATGTAAGGATAAATTTCTTCTAATCAAAAGAACACAAGAACCTGTAAAGGGTGTGTTCTGGGTTATAGGAGGAAGACTTAGGTTTAAAGAAACCGTTCAAGAACTTGCTGAGAGAGTTCATACTAGAGAGATTGGAAGATACTATTCGGATTTCAAACTTGTAGGATTCTCTAATTACATCTTTCCAGATGTCCTTGAAGCAAGAGCAACTCATACACCAACTCTTCTTTACTTGGTTGATGTTGATGAAATGTTTGAACCAATTCTTGACGAAACAAGTTCTGAGTTCGTGTGGTCTGAAGAACTACCTGATGAGATGAAAGAACAAACACATTTTATTCATGACTTCTAAGGTAATCAAAAATTTATATGCAAACTTATTGTCGTGGAAAGAACTCGAACATCTTATAAATGTTCGTCCATTACTTACATACGAACGAGTTCATTTTGATGGAAAGGATAAATGTAAATGGGATGATACTGCCTGGTGTCTTGATAACGATTGTTTCCCACCAAGTATTGTAGGTGATGCGATACACAATGGGGTATGTTATTTTCTTGACATGTCAAAATCTACAGAAAAAATAAATCGTCTATGTAAGGTTTTTGAAAAAAAATATCAGAAACCAGTAGATGCCCATATCTACGCATGTAAGAACCTAGAGGCAGTTCATCCATTTGGAACCCACTTCGATTATAACAACAATATTATTGTTCAATGTGAGGGTGTCACAAACTTCAAAGTGTGGTATGATGGGTTGTGTGATCCTAGTGGAGACAATGGCAATCTGACCTTGACTGAAGATCCTTTTATTGATTGTGATCTTGAACCTGGTGATGCAATATTCATCCCAGCATTTTTCCCGCATCGGGCAACATCTATTACTGAAAGATTATCTGTTAGTTTTCCAACAGAGATTATTGGTGATATGGAATTAAAATTTGAGGACAGGACCTGGATTAAATTATGAACAAGACTGACTTTCTTTGGGTTGAGAAGTATAGACCAAAGACGATCGATGATTGTATCCTACCTGAACATACTAAAACTATGTTCAAAGACTTTCTAAATAAGAAAGAGATACCAAATCTACTACTTTCTGGACCTGCAGGTTGTGGTAAAACTACAGTGGCAAAGGCACTCTGTGAACAATTAGGTGTTGATTATTACGTTATCAATGGATCCGATGAAGGACGATTTCTGGACACAGTACGGAACCAAGCAAAGAACTTTGCTTCGACCGTCTCACTTTCTGCAACTGAAGCAAAGCACAAAGTCATCATTATTGACGAAGCTGACAACACAACCCATGATGTACAGCTCCTCTTACGGGCAAATATTGAGACATTTT